ACAATGTTCTTTTCAATTGTAGTATTGCTCATTTTCGAAGGGCCTCCTCCACCAATTCATCATGAAGTGCGTCGTATATCGGTCTTAATGCCGGATTTATTATATCCCGACCGGGTACGAACGTACCACCTTTTGTTCCGTGACCATATTGTATGAGGAGAACCAAGGGGGCTGATCCCGCCACCTGATTATTCTTCCAAATCAATTGGTAATAATTTTTATTACCCCTAACCTCATAAGACCAGCCGGCAGCCGTCTCGCCAGTATCTATGGGGGTGGCTTGGGCAAGAGCGGAAACTCCCAGGGCCCCATACTTTTCTAGTATGGATTTGGGATCGTATTTGTTTATCCGTTCGAGGAATTTAAATGTCTTCTTAAAGTCGGGGACTTTAGTTACTTTTATCATCCGCCACTTCTCGCTTTATTCATCATATATTGATGTCTAGCCGCATCTGCCGGCGTCATCTTGTTCTTACCAGAAGCTTCTTTCTCTTTTATGTTGCATATATGTATAAGGGTTAGTAACCGGTTAATATGCCACTTCTCACACTCATTCGGGATGGTAAATCGAACCATCCAATAATAGATTAATTCTGTTGTTACAATCGAACCTGATCCACGGCCAGTATCTTTCGGATTATAAATAGTTGTTGCGGTGCTGGGATTGGCGATGTAGTCTCGTATTTCCTTACCGTGGTCTCGGTATAAAACGGCCGGCACATGGGGTTCGGCCCTGCCGATGATCATACAGGCTATGTATGATAGTTCTTGCTCGTGTGTTTCGATACCCTTTACTTTGTTTTTTACTGGGAGAAAGGGTTTGTGCCAAATCGACTCCCACTTCGACATAGAGATTAGAGAATGCTCTAACTGAGCTTTCACAGGTTTTGACTGGAAAAAGGTGTTTTTGTCTGCGTCATAAAACTCTTGTTCAGCTACATTTAATGTGAGCATTCTCTATCTCCATTTTTACACATATTCAATTGGCCTAGCCTAGGGATTCAGGCTCAATGAACGTCTTCGTTAATACCCCATTGAAGAAATCAGAGGCCGTATCGGGGGACGTGGCCAACTGAGCGAATAGGGCACTATATGCCGCGGATGCTAGGAAGTCATCTACGACCTCCTGGTTCTTGATAAAGCGAGTACCGTCCGGACTCTTGGTGCCGACAGACATCTGAATCAGTCTCTCGAACAGCTTCAGCATCTCTTCTGCGCCGGTATTCTCATCGAAATTCTTGACATACTCGCCTAGGCCAGGGTCAAACTCGGCATCTAAGCGAGTTACTTCGACCTCAGTAAGATTGAAGTACCAAGTCTCTTCGGTGGGCTTGCCATCAAAACCGTTGAACTTAATTGTTTTCTTTAACACGTTTCGAATCTCCTATTTTATTATAAGGTTTACAAGACCCGCGTTTTTCTCAGAATTTTTTCGCGGGGAAAAATTACTAGGTCAAAAGGGCGAGGAGGGCATCCGGAAGCGGCAAGATCGCCAAGGGAGTCGGGTCTTGTCCGTAGATAACGTCCTCGATGGCCGTCAAGTTACCGGCGGTCAGAACACTCTCATCGATGGTGATCTTAGAAACTGGTGCTCCAGTAGCGACTGGTGTCGGTGTCGACTTAGCCTCGAAGGTCATGGTTATAGCTTCTGGTGAATCGTTAATGGTAGCACGCGCGACCTCTGAAGGCTGCGCAATCAAACCATAAACAAGGTGAAGCTTGTAGTGGGCTTCTTGACCATCGGCATCACTGCCGTAAAACGAACGGTAAGCGAGACCAAATGGTACTCGCGTCTGTTGACCCATGATAACACCAGGATCAGTGCTGTCTGGTTCCATCCCCAGACAAGCCAGGAATTCTTCAGGGAAAGTATAAGCTTCGATTGATATATCGAAGGTTTCCACTGCGACCAACGCCGAATACTTCGAGTTGTTGGCCCAGAGGTCAGTAATTTCGGCGCCCGAGGGTTTCTCGGTGACGTTGATCAGACCTTCCCAGGCTTTTCCGTCAGGGTAAGCCCCGGCAGTCTGAACAAAGAGAACGCCTTTGTCGAGGCCGGATTCGAATTTCTTATCGGCGGCCGCGTTCCAGGATAGTAGTTGTGCCATTATTTATTACTCCTATGTTGTGTGAACTGATACGATAAAGACATCGTGGACTAGGTCGTTGGTCGTGAAACTATTGTTTCTAACGACAACAACGCCTTGTAGTGAATATATCGATCTTGTGTTGGCGTAACCAGCACCATGACTGATGAACATCACTTGGAACTCTGTTCCAATGGTATACGGGCGATTATTAGCGAAACTAGCTTCTTCTGTCTTAGGTTCGTACGTCACACACGGATACGTGAGTTTGTGATTTCCTGAGGGTCTAAATATAACAGGTAAGTCCGGAAACGTAGCCTCAAGACCTGTCTGTAAAACTAGACGTACTTCTTCTTTATCCATTGTATAAACCCCCCAGGGTTAATTGAACACGAGGCGGCATATATTCGATGTCAATAACCGACCATTGCCGATTCTTCCACCAAATATATACAACCTCGTTTATGTCTACTGTCGAGCTTTCGGGGGGAAATATACTCAGGATGTGTTTCGCGCGGGCGTCTCGGGACTTCATGCTGGACCATCGTGCGGCGTCGCGACGAAGGGTACCAACAACTTCTATCTCCTCGAACTGTTCTTCAAAAATTCCAGCAGATATCTCTTCGGGCCCACGCGCGATCCCGATTTTACCCGAAAATCTCATCGCTATGCAGTCTTAGCTGTGATTAGCTGAACGGCGATGGCGCTCTTCGGATTAATCAGCGCGCCGGAGACGCGGGTCTCGTACAGGTACTCGTACTTATTGAAGTTCAGATCGAAGTCGTCAAAGAAGGCTGTTTGGCCCCCGTTGTCGGCACCAATGACGTAGTCCTGCAGGTTAACGATTACGCCGAGGGTGGCAATGTCGTAAGTGCCCGCGGGGATAGCCGCGCCATTCTGGTCCGTACCGGACGGATCAACAACGCTCGTAGCTTCCAAGCCGGCCATAACCGGAATCTCGACAATCTTGCTAACGCGCATGGCAGCAGCCAGGGACGCCAGATTATCATGGATTCGACGGCCAGTGGTGTCGCGAACCAAGATCATCTTACTGATCATTTCGGGTTGGCAGAACAGCGTCGGACTGCCGGCGCCGCGGTAATAAGTCAGTGATCTGGCTACGTGATCGACGTACGCCAGGACTTCAGTGTCTGTGAAGTCGGCCCAGTCATCTTCGGAGCTGACATCATTCATAATGGACTTATGGCAGTAAACGTCGGCGTCATTGTAAATCGGACGAACGTTTGCCTTGAGGATTGCGTCGGCGCCGGTGTCATTACGACCATCGCCAATCAAGACCGCGCGGGCGAGCTCCTCTTCGAGCATCATGCGCATCTCGGCCTTCAGCCAAACCACGACGTTAAAATCAGTGATATCGATAACATCGTCCCGATCCAACTTCTGCAGTTTGTAGATGGTCTGAGGAACCGTAGTCCTCTTCAGCACCGCGATGACCTCTTCTACCTTCTCAGCTCCCGTGACATACCCCTTCGCGCGGGCGTCTGCACCAGAGATGTCTGCGTACCAGCTCTTGATACGGCTAAATGGACGGGGTCGAACTCCGTTCAACACTATCCGGACCCAGCTCTGATCGCGATCAGCGAAGTACTGAGGTCCACCCGGCTGAACAGCTCGGGCATCGGGGAACATATAGTCAACGTCGGTAATACTGTGACGAATTACGTCGTCACCAACTTCCTCTTCGCTGAATAGCTCTCGGAGCGAATGCGCGCGATGAGCTTTGGCCGACTGGAGGATATTCATTACATTTTCGTGAGCTACCGGGTCTCTTTCTTGGCCGGTGTTCTCGAAAGGATTGTATGTTTTTGGCATGTCTAGGTCTCCTTGTGAGATTGATTCTTCGGGTTCTTCTGGTTCTTCCGGTTCTTCTTCTTCTGCATCGCCACTTTCGGCTAGCGTTCCGGCCAGATATTCAACAACATCTTTCTGTTTGTCAGTGAGCGTATCAAATATCGCCCCCAGGTCCTTGCCGTCTTCGCCGTCTTCGGTCTCTGACGAGGGGAGTGTCTCTCCCGTCAAAGCGCTAGTCAGAACAACATCGACAACATCTCTCTGTTCTGCGTTTAAAGTCGCGAGGAGATCTGCGAGGGTTTCATCCTCATGAGAAATGGTCTCGTCTTCATCAGACTCGGCCTCTTCCTCAGTCTCTTCCTCAGACTCTTCTTCGGACTCTTCTTCGACCTCAGCGGTCTCTTCTTCGGCAGTATCGCCGTGCTCAAGAACTTCCTCTTCGATCTCTTCCTCTTCTTCCTCCTGGTCGATCTCGATGGGGATTCCGGAATGAATAATTAGCCCATCATGGACCAATGAATCCGGATCTAGGGGGTCGTTTGAATGGCGGATAACTTCGTCAATCCTTGCGCCGGGGTTCATACCCTTGGGGACAAGACTGACTTCCCGAATCACGCCGCTGACCACCGATTTAGTGGCAATAACGCCGGGGGCGAGCTCGAACCTTCCGACTTCCTCTTGAATTTCATTTGCCCAGATGGACAAACCCTCAATCGTTCCGTCGTGTACAAGTTCTTTCGCCTGGTTACCTTCCTTCGTGTTAGCAAACTTAGCATTACCTCTTACTCCGAGGGGTGATCCGTCGTTACGAGTTAGATTAATCTGACCTAAAATATTCGTGATGTCACCATGTCTATGGCGCCATACGATTGGCACTGTTTCGCCTTCTTGATGGGCAAAAGCATTATCTCTAATAACTCGTCCGTCGTCACATAGCACCTCATAAGCGGTGGCAATGCCAGAAAAATCATACTTTTTTGGCATTTGGTGTGTTACTCCTTTTCATTGGGGTCGACTTGTTGTCCTGGTTCTTCACCAGGTGTTCCCTGGTCGGACTTGTTGAGATTCTTATTCCTCAACTCGTCCGCATTTGGATCTTCGCTAGCGACAAGGCCGATTTCTGCCCTAACTTCGTTAGAACTCATTATCTCATTACGAGTAAGTTTATCGGCCGCATCGGCTATTTCACTAAGCGGTGCCATTTTGAATAAATCTTGGATTGGCTTGATGATGTTCCCACGCTTGATAGATGACCTACCAAAGAACGACACAGTCATACCCTCGGCCAACGCCCTTAGTATCGGGTAGATGGTTTTGTTGTTGTATGCAAGCATCTCCTCTTGCGTCGCCGTCCCCATGAAGACAGCCGGGGTTAGACCCAACTGACTATGGAGACTCTGCGTCAAACCCTCTACTGCTTGTATCAGAGTGTTGGGTACCGGTCGATTTAACTGTGTAACCTTCTCAGTGCCATGTACGTAGGCAATACCATACTTCCGATCATATAGCTGATCCTCAAGTTCTTCTAATCTGCGTCTAGCTTCCGACTTCTTTCGGGGTGTACTAGCCGTGTAGTTCATTTGAAGGATTAGATCCAACTGCGCACTATACAGTCGCCCATCGGCCTGGTCTAGTAGTGCTAGCTTGTCAATCAAACGTTTCATTGTTGAATTGGGCTCATTCATAACCGCATACAGCGGGTTGTAGATGATCGCCACATAAGACTTCGGAACAATGATAGACGTTCGCTTTCCAGCTAACTCGTTATAGACTTCTACCTTGACGCTGTAATTGAACCACTCTGACACAGTCCCGACCCGCATAGAAAGTATGTCATAATTACCACTGCTTGGATGATTGCTTGTCTCTGTTGGAAACAAAACGCACGATCCATAATCAAGTATGGTCATTACAGCATCTTGAACGAAGGCCGTTCCTGTTTGATCAACGTTAGCTGCTAAAGCAAGTCTATCGTTGAGTTCGCTATGTTTGATCGAGAGGAACTTCCCTCGTTGATCAACCTCAGCGTGTCTGAGTGGTACATTCGCAACATCTATAGCAATTCGTGTTTGTACTGGTGCCAACACGCTCGATGTTGAGTCATATGACACCCGATAACTATTCGATGCTACTGGAACATAACTGGTAACCATGTCCTCGTTTTTGACAGGGAATGGTTTACCCTGAAGAACCCTATACGCCGATCGCGCTCTATCGAATAAACTTGGCATATGTCCTCCTTGCCGGTTAAGGCTTACCTCTCAGGTTATCTATCTGAAAAGAAACCTCTTTGATTACCGTCAAGTCATTACCAAGAATACCGTCATATATGCCCTCAACGAGCACATACCTTTTGGCAGAGCTTCCGGTTAACGCCAGATCAGCACCTTTCAAAACGATCGTAATCGATTGAGCGGCACCTATGGAGACTTCCGTTCTCCCATTAACTGGTTGCCCACTTGGATCATTTAAACTCCATTTGGGATCAGCCTTTGGGGTAAACGGAACGTCTCCTTCTGGTGTCTTTTCAACAAAGTCGCACCTAATGCCAAACGTACCCCCTTCGGGGGCTCTTTCGTCAAGATTCGTACTAGGCATTGGTGTCTCCCTTCATTATTATACTGCGTCAGGAACGCCGAAAGCGAACTGAGCGAGCGTAAAGGTGTTTCCGTTAGTAACAGTTTGTGACGAGCCGAGCTGGCCGGCGGCCAGAAGTTCTGACCCGTCCACTATCGCCCAACTGTCGGCATCACCGTCTCCAGTGACATCGCCGTCGGTAATTGCTGTAACAACACATTCTCGCCCACCGCCACCACGATCGGACGGTTCGGCTATTGTTGGCGTTGGCTTATTACCGAGATCGTACGTTGTCGTAGCCTCCGTATAGTTCACTGCTTCCGTACTTGTAATATGCAGTACTGTAGCGCTGTCCTGAACATAGTTCAGAAGAGCGTCCAATGCTGTGTCTGGTAGATATGGCATGTCTAAACCTCCGTAATTACATTAATTTCAATATCTGGGTAAACGGCATTAACTTCTGCCGTAGGATATACGACGTTAACTTCCGCCGTAGGATAAACTGCGCTAAATAGGACATCTGGCGGATATATGACTAGGTATATACCCGTTTCTGGTATCCCCAGAACAGGCGTTGTTAATATCCCTTGCGCGGTCATGATGTGTATCTGACCGAATGTCGGAGCACCAAGAATTGGTGAAACCGAGATATCCGTACCACTTAAAACGTGGATCTGTCCAATTTCGGGAGTACCCATTTGGGGCGTAGTTAATATCCCGCTAGCGGTTAACGTATAAACACTACTTAATTCGGGCGCATCAAGAACCGGTGTCGTTGAGATTCCGCTCGCAGTTAGCGATTGTATCTGTCCTAACGCTGGCGTATCAAGAACCGGGGTGGCCGTAATTTCAGTAGCATCTAAGTTATGAATGACTTCTAGTGTCGGCGTATCTACTGTTGGTACTGTAGATATATCCGTGGCCGACAACACGTGTGTCTGACCAAGCTCAGGTGTATCTAAAACCGGTGTGGTTGTGATACCTTGAGCAAGTAGATTGTCTTCTCCTTCCGTGATTAAGAATGGGGTATCGAATATAGGATTGGCAGTGATACCAGATGCCGATAAAACGTGTTCTTGTTCTAAAACCGGTGTGTCTAGAGCCGGTGTTGTTGTGATGCCAGTGGCGGTCAGATTATATATCTCTGAAAGCTCTGGTGTGTCTAAAGCCGGTGTGGTTGTAATATCGACTGCTGTGAGGGCGTGTTCTTGAACCAATGCGGGCGTGTCTAAAACCGGCATGGTCGAAATATCGACTGCTGTGAGGGCGTGCTCTTGGCCCAATGCGGGCGTGTCTAAGACTGGCGTGGTCGAAATATCGATTGCGAAGAGGTCGCCTTCTTGCCCTATGGCAGGCGTGTCTAAGACTGGATTGGCCGTTA